AAGTAGTATTTACAGCAATTACTACATGGTGCCACGCACTATCAAAATAATTAGATGTTGAATATGTGGATCTATCAGCAACTTGTTCACCAATTCCAACAATATTAAAATGTAGTTTTCCAGAATTTGCATTTCCAGTACCTAAAGATTGAATTCTAATATAGTTATTTAGACCGCCGAAATGGAATAAAGTTCTGTCATTTGCGTCTTGTGTCTGTAATTTGAACCATGTTTCAATTGTAAAAGATTTATCATCAAATAATGAAAATGCTGGCCATGTATTTATTTTAATGTATGAATTTGTACCATCATAATAAGTAGCACGACCATCTACATCTGTCTGTTCATTTAAAAGAAGGCTATTAAAGGTTGCTGTTGTTGTTAATCCGCCTGAATTGACAGGAGTACCTGCTGTTTCGTTAAAACGATACCAGACTCTTGGTGCTAATCCATTTACTTGATCATAATATGAGGCCATAAAAATAGGCGCAGCCTGGGCTACGCCTTAACTCCTATCAAAAGCTTAGTTGGTGTTATTGAAGAAATACTTGTTCCGCCTACTGAAATTACAGGAGCAAGAGAGAAGCGAGATATAACTGGAGCTACGACGACGACACCAGAAAGGGCTACGACAGTTATATTTGACTCCACGGCTACAGCGGCTGCTGTTAGTGGTCCCGCTTCTACTCTTACATCCATTTGCGTTTTACCTTACGCTACTGTGATACGCACGATTCCAGTGCTATCCCATGTGATTGTAAAGTTACCATTGGTTGAAGACTGGTCTGAACCGAAGTCAACATATCCAATGAGAGCCTTTGATGCTGCGTTTGCACCTGAATCATCATAAACTACTGCATAACGAGCAGTAATTGTTGAAGATGACCATGTTACGTCAGCTGCATCAAGTACGATTACGTTGTTTGTACCATCATATGTGGAGGTCTTTGAAGACAAAGTAATTCCACCAGTGGTGTAACCTGTACCAGTTACTTCATTAGCTGATACATCATCGAAATAATCGTGAGTATCCTGGTTAGGTGTGTAGGAAGATGAAAGAAGAGCTACCTTGATGGTATCTGAATCCCAGTCAATTTCCTTGTTAAGAGCTTGCTTTAGGAAGTTACCGTATAGTTTGCTTGGCATTATTCAGTTCCTCCTTATGATGCTGTCTTCTCAACGATTGCGAATGCGCTAGCATCAGCAACCTTGAAACCACGGCGAATGCGGGTCTTGAGAAGGACGCCATCCTTAGCAAATTCTGCGTCACGAGAGACAACAGACTCGACTCCACCACGAACACCATTGATCAACATATTGCGGTTACCGCAGATGAGCAATGCATTTCCTGTAGGTGTGTCTGTAGCTGCAGCTGAACGTGCAGCTCCATATGAAACTACCAATGGATATCCGAATAGAGATCCTGGTGTTCCTGCTAGTGGATCTGGTAGAACTAGGTCATTGTTGCCTTTAACCATTCCACGAATTTCCTTAAGCATCTTTGGATGCGCCATCCATACTGTATTAGCTGCATCGAACTTTGCTGATTCCTCAACTAAGCCAAGTGCTGTATTTAGATCATCGTATGATAGAGCTCCAGCTGTTGGGATTAGGTTTGCTGCTGCTTCATTTGCAACCGCTGTCAAAAGCGATGTATATGGAGCGTCATCGTTACCTGTCTCAACTGCATAAACGCCAAGAGTTGCGTTATCGAATTTACGAGCGAAGCGTGATGCCCACTCTCTCTTGTAGCTTGTTAAAACGTCTACGAGGTTATCGTTTAGATCTTCCTCTGAAACGTGCATGATCTGTGCATACTTACGTGCTGTAAGCACTACTTCGTCAAGAGTTGCTACTGCCTCTGGAATTGTTGCGCCTTCGGCGACAATATCAGGTGCATCTGTCTTGAAACGAGGCACAGACTTTGTGCGGGAAGCCATTACTTCACGACGAGCAAAACGCTCAACTGCTGAATTAGCAATTAAGTCTTGGATTACGTTAGAACCCTGCTCTTCGAGAATGTAACCATTGGCTTCTGTAAAATCTGTTCTTGCCATGTTATTTTCTCCTTATTTAGGTTAATTTGAACTTGAAAATAGATTATCGTCCAATATATCTATGGTCGCAAGTCCAAACGTCCATTTGGTGCCTTGCATCCAACAATTATACAATAAAATCAGTCTATTTTCTACCCAAAACAGCCATTGCTTGGCGTTCTGAGGCTGATAATTTCTTATCAATTGGCGCAGACTCTGCTGAATCTGCTTTTCCTGCGACTAGCAGCTTTGGATCAAATAATTCTGGGAAATCTGCTTTCAATTCTTTCATTTGTTCATCAAAACCTACTACATTTAATTCATCATCAAATGATAGACTTTCAAATTTAACAAATTTAAGAATTCTTTCAGTATTAGTAATATTTAACTTAGCTAACTCCTGAATTACTTTTTCTCTTAGCAATTTCCCGCTAACTTTAGCGTTATCTTGCTCATATTGTGCCAATCTAGCTTCTAGGGCTTCCTTTTCTTCTCTGGCTGCCTTCGCATCCTTCTTAGCACGGTCCAAAGCTGCTAGTACGGCAGCTGGATCTTTAATCTCTTCGGACGTACCATCCATCTGAGTATTTTCTTCCATTATTATACCTGTTCATTTCTTTCTGCTGCAGCTTGTTCTACAGCAAGATTATTTGCGTTTACGCCTGTGGCCTGAAGCGATATATTTTCTGTTTCGTTTGTAGCAATTATAGATGCTTCAGCAACTTGTGCTGCAATTTCTGTGTCATATCCCAGTTCGAGAAGAATTTGTTCTAAAGGCATTCCAACACTCTTTTTACGAACAGCAATATCCCAAAGATCAACACTATCTAATGTTTCTGGATTCTTCCAAAATATTTCAATATCTGCGGAAATTCCTTCAACTCTTAAAATAAATTTAAATAAATCTCTCCATGTTGAACCAAAAGCAAGTTGACGATTTACAACTTTCTTTGTTAAAGGTGCTTCAGCAACACGAAGTGCTTCACCAGATGGAATGTAACTGCCCTTCATGAAAAAATGAAGAGGTGTACTTGTTATTGCTGCCATTGCATTAACAAATTCTAAAACTGGCTTAGTAAATGTTTCTGGATCAGCCGCTGGGAATTGTCCAACAGCTTGAACTCCTTGAAGATACCAAAGCTGTCCTGGGCCATTTTGTAATGAGCCTAAGTTTTCTCTAGATGTATCATCATCAGAAAAATCTTCTAGTTCAGCAGTCTGTCCTCCAGTAGTCAAGGCATAACGTTGAGGAGCACCTTGATAATCAACTGTGTACATATGAGTATTAATTAATTTATTTATAGCATCTTGTGGTCCATATGCATCATAATGTTCTGGCTTTCCATAAGGTCTATGAGTTCTAAAATGGAATACAGGAATTTCATTCCATGGGTTTGGAACAGTTTCTATTAAAAACATATTTGGAGCATGTGTTAAATACTCTAAATCTCCCATTCCTTCATATTTCTCAATACGATCTGGATAATATAGATTTAATTTAATAATTTTTTCAGTTTCAGTCTCTATCTGCCACATTTTTACAGCAAAAGATTTAATTCTTGGGTTTTCTACATCATAAACTATGCTAGTTGTTAGTGGTGAATTATAATCAATGGCCACTTCGCCATTCATATCTGGCCACACAATTGCATAACAATCTCCGTAAATTAAAGAATTACGATGAATTTCATTTATATCTATTTTTAAATCTGTCTGATTCCATATTCTATCTATATAAGAATTTGCTGCATCAGTTGTTCCTCTAATTTGATCAATGCTTAATCTATTTAAAACGGAGTCAACAACTGTCTTTGTAAAATTAAATCGAAAATCTGAATTTTCAAATCTAAAAATACGCATCCATCGTTGAGATTGAAAAATCTCTGGCTGATCTCCATTATAATAAGCTGAAGCTCTCTTATAGTTGTCAATTTGAGAAATAACATGATCAAATCCTTTTGTTAAGTCTGACATTTTATCTCCTTAAGTAATTTAATTGTCTGGCTAATACTTTTGGAGTTTTATTATCCAAGAAATATAGGATTCCAGACGTTACCGCATCTAGAATGTCATCATGTGAGATTTTTGGGAATGCCCACATTTGTTCTTCTAGCGCAGGGAAATGTGCGGTATGTCTAATTTTTCCCTGTTGATAAAAGTTCAAAGCTTTACCTGCACGGATCTGCTTTGATACTGATTGCCTTACAGATCTATATTTTACTGGAATATCTTTAAATACGTCTTGCCAAAGATCTCCACCCTGGTTAGTTTCTACATAGATTATTCCAGGCTGATATATATCTACAAGGCTGGCGATTCTGTCAGATAATTCAGATGGAGAAACCTTCAGCTGAATGGCTTCTCTAACGTAAATATTGTCATCATCACCTCTGGACAATACGGCTATGCCCGTATAGTCAGAAATCTTATTTTTTGTTACTGCTGGGTCAATAGAAATAATTGTATTTCCATATTCTTCTAATTGGGCAATAATAATATCTTGTTCTGTCCAGAAATTACCATCAGCATTTACAGGACGATTCATGTAATTCTTTGCAAAATCTCTTAAGTGACGCTGGCTTTGAAGCCACTCTAGAGGCCACTTCTCAGGCCATACAGAGCGTTCTGAGCCATCTTCAGCAGTCATGATAGCTGGATAGTAGTGAACACGTACATTCTGGTCTGTAATCCATTCTAGCTCTTTTCCAGTATGCCCTTCAGCATGTTTTCTAAATTCATCCATCATAGAATTAGGCATAGTAGTAGTTCCTACAATAATCATACGAGCATATATATTCATAGGTGCAATATCATCAAATACAGTTCTACGCTGTTGGCCTGCCTGATATTCAGAATAGTTCTTCTCACCCTTTTCAATATCATCTAGGATGATTAGGTCTGGTCTTTGACCAAATACTTTCTTACCCAAAGAGTTGGTATCAATGCCATTAGCATCAAAGATAAAATCATTTGCCTGAACAATTCTCCAGCTATTATTCGCAAGGGAACGCCCAGTGCCACCGACAATTTTAGGTGTACATAATGAGGGATAATCTGCTTTGAGATATTCATTTGTGTCCAATTCATTTTTAAATGTCATCAAGTGAGTCTCAGCTTGAGACGCAGCATCTGAGAATGCTGCTACGAATTTAATATGCCCATGGGCGGCGGCCCACAAAGGCAGTATCAAGAAGATCCATGTAGACTTACCACATTCTCTAGGTGCTATGAAAGCATCTCTATGTTGTTTAGGTCTAGTTGGCTTATTAATCCAAGATTTTCCATATTCAGCCAAAGCCCAATGGAATTCAGATAAAGTGAGATCGTCGTTTGCATTCTTTAAGTGATGTGGTAAATATATCAGAGCAAATAACATTGGATCATATTTAGTAAGTTCTCTACGTCCCTCAGATATTGTTAATAATTCTGGGTTTATATCTGCTAAATATTCTTCTAAGTTCAATTTACTCCTAATTGGCATATATATACTTTTTACTATAGAAATTTATCTAGAGTAACAAAAAAAATATTTTTTTATTTTTTTTCTTATCGGGTAGTATCTCCCTCAAGCATCTTATCTTTAATTAAATTGTTTCTTGCTTTAGCTTCATTTAAAATGTCGACAATTGCTAGATCTGTTCCATCTTTAGATCTATTCTCATTTATATTTGTAGACTTACCTTCAATTAGATTAATTGTTTGTATAGCTTTATGTATAGCATTAGATAGCTTATTGATATCTTCTGCAAGGAGATCTTCTTCATATAGTTTCTCCACCGCCCTATCTATAATTGCCTGGGCGGCAATAACCTTATCCTTATCCTTATAAAATATATCTAATTGTTTAGACATAACAGCTAATGTATTAGCACTTGGCATATCTAAATTTCTTTGGACATAGAACTTCTTTGCGGTGTGATAGGATTTAGGAAATCCTAAATACCGCATTGCTGGTCCAATTCCCATTTCATTTGCACATTCAATAAATTCTGATATTTGTTCTTCAGTAAATGTTGGATAACCCATCATATCTCCCTTGACATATATTCATATATATGCATAATTGGTATACATATTGACATTACGCATACGTTTCTGATATTTTTTATAGATATATTAATTAATATACCCATATCTATTTCTTCTTCTTATTTCTTTTATTCAAAGCTTTTACTGCTTTATATCCTGCTGCTGGATATTCTCTTCGTATTCCA